TCGGCAAGGCGGTCGCCAAAGCCGCTCAGCGCCTTCGCAATCTCCTGCTCCTGCTGCTCCGGGTTCAAATCCTTCAGATTGATGCGGATGCTCTGCGTGATGCCGTTGACGGCGTTGGCGTTGAGGCCCAGCACCTCGGCGTAGGCCTTGGTGGCCGACGTGATCGCACGCAGCGAGCTGTCGAGGAACTGGTCGAGCTCACCGCTGATCGGGCTGTAGTCCGTGCCGCGCTTGTCGGATCGGAACCAACCGCCCTTCTGGAACCAGTCGTTGAAGTTGCGGACGTCGGCGCCATCGGTGCTGAAGGTGCCCACGATGCCGGAAGCCTGGGATGTCTTGGGGCCACGGCCGAATGCGCGGTTGACCAGACCACCGACAGCACCGCCGATGGCCGCGCCCAGCGGGCCACCCACCAGTGCACCGATACCCGCGCCGATAGTCGATGACGTGCTGCCCCCCAGGCTGCCGACCTTGTATTGCCCGGCGATCATCGAGCCGATGCCGATGCCCGCGCCGATGCCGCCCAGGTAGCCGGCGCCCGTGCCCAGCAGGCCGGAGTTGGACATCAGCGACCCACCGAACTGGTTCAGCACGCCCGTGGTGTTGTTGACCAGCCAGGCGCCGATGTCTTGCGCGGCAAAGGCCACACTGTTGCCCAGGCTGGTGAAGCCGCCCATGATCGTGTCGTAGACCGACTTGATGCCGCTGGCCAGGCCCAACGAGTTTCCCATCTGGCCGGCGTTGGCGGCGGTGGGCAGGCCCAGCACACCAGCAACGGTGCCGGCCACCGGGGCCACCACCGCCTGGATCACCGGGCGCAGCACCAGCGACTGAAACATGTTGACCACGGTGTCGCGCAGGTTGCGGGCAAAGTCCTTGCCCGACTCGAAGCCGCGCATGAGCGCGTCGGTCAGGGTGTCCTGGATTTTTTCAGCGGTGCGCTGCCACTCGCGCGCGGCCTCCTTGGCGCTTTCGGCGGCTGCGTCGCGGGCCTCCTTGCGGCCGATGGCCTCGGCCAGGCGTTTGCGGGCGTCGATCTCTTTCTGGATCGCCAGCACCTCGGCGTCGCGGTCGCCCTCGGCCATCAGCGCGGCCTGGCGCTCGCGCAACCGTGCGATGGCCACCTCCTCGAGGGCTTGCGCCAGGGTGATGTTTTTCTCTGCCGCGATGGTGACGGCTTTTTCCTCGTCCAGCAGCTGCTGCAGCTGGCCCTCGGCCGACTCGGCCGAACGCTCCAGCGCCTCGATGCGCTCGAACTCGGCCTTGGCGGCGGCCTCCAGGGCCTTGGCCTGATCCTCGAGCGCTTTCTTGCGCTCGTCCTCGGCCTGCTTCATGGCAGGCTGCTGCGCCAACAGTGCTGCCTGCGCTTGCGTCAGCTGCTCAAGGTTGATCGCGCCGGCCTTGTATGCGTTGCTCAGATCCTTCCACTGCTCGGCAAAGTTGGCATTCAAGCCGCTTTGCTGCGCGATCATGTCGGCGTAGGCCTTGGCGCCGCGCTCGACCGACTTGGCGTAGTCGTCGGCCGCTGCCTTTGCTGATTTCAGCTGGGCGGCCTGCTGCTCTGCGGCCTTGCGCTTGGCATCCTCCATGCGCTTGACGGCATCGGCCTGATATCGGGCCAGGCGCGCATCCTCGGCCCGCGTGTCGATGCTTTTGTCCATGGCCGCCAGCTCGGCACGCAGCTCCGCGATCTTGGCCTTGTTCTCTGCAATGCGGCCCTCGATCTGACGCACGCTGGCGTCAGCGCCACGGGCGCGCGCACGCTCCAGCGCTTCCTGGCTGGCGCTGATCTGCTGCTCCAGGCCTTTGATGCTGTCCTTGATCCCCGACTCGGATTTTTGCCACTCTTTCAGCGCAAAGACCGCGGCGCCACCGACAGCAGCCAGGCCCACCGCGACAGCGCCGATGGGGTTGGCGGCCATCGCGGCAGTCAGCAGGCCCCAGGCCGCAGCCAGTCCACCAACCGCCCTTGCCGCCTGGCCCAGCGCCGCAATCACGGATGCACCGGCCACCGCGCCGACTAAAGCCTGAATGGCCACGGCGTTTTCAGATGCAAGGGTGCCCAGGCCTTTGACAGCCTGCGCCACTGTCTGCAAGCCGGCGGCCAACGCTTTAGATGCACCGGTTGCCTGGTCCAGATCGCCCACAGCCTTGACCGCTTCGTTCTGCAGCTGCATGAAAGCCTGGCCAACCGTGACGGTGCTGCTTTGCACCTCTTGAGCCAGCGCGCCCGCTTGTGACTGCAGGGCCTGGATCACGGCTTCGGCGGTCAGCTTGCCTTCTTCACCCAGCTTGCGCAGGGCGCCGACCGACACGCCCAGGCCATCGGCCAGCGCACGCGCCAGGCGGGGCGTCTGCTCCAGGATGCTGTTCAGCTCCTCGCCGCGCAGCGCGCCCGCGGCCAGGCCCTGGCCCAACTGCGTGAGCGCGGCCTGTGATGCCGCAGCAGACGCGCCGCTGATCGTGATGGCATTGCCGATGGTCTCGGTCAGGCGCAGCAGCTGCTGCTGGCTCAGGCCCAGCGATTCGCTGGCACGCGCGATGGACGCAAACGTTCCGCCAAGTTCGGTGAAACTCACGCGGCTGCGCTGCGCGATCTCAAACAGCTGCTGGTAGGCCGCGGTGGCCGCCTGCGTGCTGCCGGTGGCCAGGCGCAGCTGGTTCTGCAGCTGCGTCACCGCGTCGGCCGCCTGCACGAAGGCGCGCACCGACACCACGCCCGCAAACGCACCGGCCAGCTGCTGCATGGCGCCGCGCACGCTCTCGGCCGTGTTGCCAAGGGCGGCCATGCCCCCCTGCACGCGTCGCAGCCCGGCCTCGGCCTGCTGCGCGCCGTCCAGGGTGAGTTTGATGCCGACGTTGGTGACGCTGCTCATGAGTCACACCCTTCCGGGTACAGGCGGCCCGGATGCCGCGCGCTCCTGCTGCTCGCGCTCGCGCTGCTCAGCCCAAACGTCCAGCGTGGCGCGCTCGCAGGCCTGGATGCCGGCGAACACCTCGCGGCGTTCGTCGCGTTGCAGGTCTTGCTCGTCCAGGAAGGCGCGCACGCCGGCGTAGTCCAGGCCGGTGGCGCCGCCCATGCCGACGCGCCACTGCGTTTGCACGCCCTGCCAGCAGTTCCAGGCCAGCACGTTGTCGGGCCACAGATAGGCGACGCGCTCTGGCTCTTGCCGGTCAAGCAACCCAAGCTGGGCGACGGCCGCCGTCCATGCGTTGTTGGGGTCCGGCTGATTCTTTCCATGCTGGGACTGTGATTCGGCAACCTCGCGCGCCACCGCGCTCAGTTTTTTTCCTTCGCCCCCACCTCGGTCAGGTACGTGCGGAAGGCCAGCGACGCGATGCCGGGGATGCGGCACAGCGCGCGCAGGTTGTCCTCGGTGAACGGCAGGGGCTTGTCGTCCGCGTCCTTGACGCCGGACCAGTCCTCCACCACATCGCACAGGAAGTCGGTGACGCTGGCGTCGCTCTCGCTGCGCAGCTTGGCCTGGATCTGCTCGGAGTCCAGGCGCATGCAGGTCAAGAAAAAGTCGAACGGCTGGTCGGTGCCCGCCTCGTCTTTGATGGTGCCCTTGACCTTGAAGCGGACGGTGTTGGAGATGACGATCTTGATGCCCATGGTGTGTGCCCGATTGAAGTTGGTTGCCCGATGAAGATCGCCCGATGGAGGTGCGCGGCGTGGCAGGCTCGGGGCCGACCTGCCATGCGGCAGCCGCCGCAGTGCCGCGCGAACGGGAGCCGTCAGACGGCGTAGGACATGAAGCGACCGAGCAGCGTGATCGCCGCGTTGACCTGGTTGGCCTGGTTGCGGTTGAGCTGCGGCGCTTCAGACGCGCTCATGTAGCCGTAGCCGTAGGCCACTGCGCCACCAGAGAGCACCATCTTGAAGGCCACCTTGTCCAGCATGCGGCTGATGTCCAGCATCTGCTGGTAGTTGGCGCTGGCGGGGTCGTGGCCCAGCGTGAAGGTGATGCTCATGGCGTTGAAGCCGGTCGGCACGTTGATGTCGTAGCGCTTGGCCAGCGGGCTGATGGTCGTGAAGCGCGCGTCGCCGCCCGACGTGCTGATGCCCAACACTTGCGGGATTTCCACCCAGGTCGAGACCTTGCGGGCCTCGCCGGCGCCAGAGCCAGCGGGGTAGAAGTTCAGGTTGGTCGAGTTCAGCCCCTCGATTCGAAACGTGTCGGCGGTCAGTTGACCCACGCGGAACACGGTGTCGGTGGCATCTTCCCAGCCAGAGGTCAGGAGGATTTCGTCGCCGTTCACGTAGCCGTGGGCCGTGGAGGTGGCCACAGCTGGCGATGCGTTGGTGATGGCGCTGATCGTCTTGGCAGCGGCGAACGTCTTGCTGAAGTAGAACTTCGAGCCTTCGGGGAAGTAGTAGGCCATGGCCTTGTCCTTTCGTTACAAGCTGGCGCCCACCGTCGTCTGGCGGGCATGGATCTGAAGGGTGGCGCAGACGACGTTCTCGCCGTCCACGTCATAGTCGTAGGTGATGGCCTGCGGCTGCAGGACCGCCACCGCACCGCCCAGGGTCGGGTCTTGGAGCAGGCGGGCGTAGACCGCATCCAGCAGGGCATCGACCGCCACATCGGGCGCAGTGCCTTGCGGGGCGCGGGCGTAGCACTCGACGGCCAGGGTGGTGGTCCACACGTAGGGGTGGCCCGTCAGCAGCTCGGCGTCTTGCACGTCGCTGCCCAGCGGGCGCACGACCACCGCGGTGCCGGCGCTGGCCGGCAGGGGGCGCAGGCGCACGCGCTCGACACGGGTGGACACGGCGGGGGCGGCCTTGAGGGCGTCCACCACCGCGGTCACGGCGTCGTTGACCATGCTCATGCCGACACCTCCAGCAGCAAGCGGCTCACGCCCGTGCCGTCCGGCTCGTGCGCGGCCACCACGTAGCTGTCGGCGCCGACGGTGAGCAGCTGCCCCACCGGGTCGCCGGCGGGCGTGGGACAGATGAACACCGGCTGCGTGCCGGCCATGCCCACCATGCCAACGTTGCCAAGCGCGTAGCCGCGGTCCAGGATGCCCAGCACCGGCTGACCGGCCAGCGTCGCCTCCACCCCGAACTCGCCGGGGTTGAAGAACACGCGGATGGGGTCCTGGATCACCGTGCCGCTCCGTCAGGCTCAGGTGGTCAGGGCGTCCACCATGGTGGCGAAGGACTCGGTGTAGCGAACCGCCACATCCACGTCCTGCAGGGCCACCACGCGCAC